ATTTATATCTGATAAAAAAGAGAATAGCTTCTTTAGTCATCCCAAAGAGGATCTTCTTTAACTTTTTTTTATCAATCCTCTTTGTCAGTCTAAAGGGTAAGTTTCAAGCGGCCATTTCTTGATTAGCTTATCTCTCACACCGAGTTCAATTATCTTTTGAGAATTGTCATCGAATTTTGTCTCGGTGTCAGCTACAAGACCACCTAACCAAAGGCTAAATGCTCCGTATACAGATTCTACCTTATCTTCGACAAACTCATCTCCTGCTACTAACAAACTGTTAGCAAAATCCCATACCTTAGTTAAATCTAATGCCATTACTTATCACCTACCTTTCCTAATGGATTTTATTTTATTTAAACTAAAAAGTAATAACCTAAAAAGGCTAATACAGCCACAATGGCTACTTTAAAATACCAAGCTAATTCCACAAACCATTCCATCTTATTCCCCCCCTTCCTTCTCGTATTCTTCTATCGGCGGGCATATACCGCCATCACATTCAATATTGATTGGTGTTATTATTCCCTTACTCACTTCCCGGGCCCACCAACCACATAAAAAGCCGATTATACAGAATAAGATTAAGATAATAATTTTCATTTTCATAAGTCCTCTACAAACCGTCCTGCTTGTTCTAAAGTCTTAAAATAGTGATAATTGCGGCTTTTATCTCTCACCCAGCTTGCACTCCCCCTGTAAGGATTTACAGTATCAATATGTATAAAGTGATTATAAGGATATAGCCCTATTCGAGAAAAACCGATACTTTTAGCTATTATAGCCAGGTCAATGATATTCATACTTGTAACGTGTATATCTACTGCTTTACCGTCTATATGCGGAGAATATTTATAACCACCGATACGCCTATTATACGCCTTACACCGCAAACCGCCACCCTTGCTTATATAAATTGGCCTGCCAAGCTTATTGCGTAACGATTGTAATAGATAGGTTAATTTCGGGTCAATAGGATTGACCTTTTCACACCCGCAAGGACACATAATTTCGCTATATTTAAAATTTTTGGCAAAGTATATGCTCACTTAACCTTCTCCTTCAACTCCTTCATCTCCAACCTCAATTTCGCTATTGCAGGATTTCTACCATTTAATAATTCCAATATTCTATCAAATCCAGATAACAATTTTTTCCATGCTTCTTCACTATTTTTTTCATATTTATTCATACTTTTTAGAGTCTGTGCCTGTATGACTGCAATATCCTTGTTTAGCCTTTTATTCTCGGTTACGTTATCATCAATATTTTTTAGCCTGCCCTCGAATAAACTCCACATTTTACGCACCAAAAAAGTAGCTACCCAAAAAATAAAAATATACGTGCCATACTTGTAAATCATTTCACCTGTCAAACCTGATATGTCCATTACCTCATCTCCCTATAATGTTTATTCTTGCTGTATTCCTAAACTCCTCATAATCACAATATATATGCATTACTCCACTTGAAGACCTCGCCGAAGTAAAAGCAGTTGTATATCCTGTCAGTGGCTCTAAATCTCCACTTGGGCAGCACTTACTCCAATAAATTTTCGTAGCGTCTAAATCTACTTCTTCGCCCTCTTCACTATATCCTGTAACGAATAGGTCAATACTTTCCTCTGCTTCTATATTCGCACTGTGCGGAGTAATTTCTATACAATATAATTCAGGTTCGATAGGTGGGTCAGGTATTGGACTACACCCTACAAGAAAAGCCAGCATTAATATAAATATTATAAAGTATTTGTTCATTAACTCATCTCCTTTTATTTCATTGTTCTAAAAATTTATTCCAAAGAATACAGCATTTAACTCTTTTTCTTCCAAAGTATATTGATAAACTGTATCAGTGCCATATCCCATAATATACATTTTATTACCATTTAAATTAAAGGTTACACTCAAAGGATATGTATCTTCATTACTTACATCTTTAGATTTATTTGCATAAGTTGCTGTTGAAACATCCCAGGGAGTTGATAGGGCATATTGATAGACTGTACCAGTGCCATATCCCATAATATACATTTTATTACCATCTGAATTAAAAGTTACGTCATAAGGATATGAATCTTGACTACTTACATCTTTAGATTTGCTTGCATAAGTTGCTGTTGAAACATCCCAAGAAGTTGATAGGGCATATTGATAAACTGTATCAGTATTATATCCTACGATATACATTTTATTACCATCTGAATTAAAAGTTACACTACGAGGATATCCTTCTTGAGAATTTACATTTTTGGATTTATTTGCATAAGTTGCTGTTGAAACATCCCAAGAAGTCGCATAAACAAATACACTAAATATTAAACATAATATTAAGACTAACGGTAATATATATTTTTTCATATTATTCTCCTATTTAAAATCTAAACTTGCCACGCTATACCAATCTGTTCCATCAAAATAAAAAGTTACAATATCCGTTCCTGAAGATGTTAATGATGGGTCTGTTCCCCCAGGAAAATAAACACTTCCAGTTTCAGAAGCCCAAGTTAAAGTGGCTAATCCACCATTTACTATTTTTAATGAATAATTTCCTACTTTTACATTAGTAGTATCAAGTGTTAGTGTTATAGTATTTTCTGTTAATGTGCATTTTTGTTTTTGGTCTGTAGAAAAGTCTATTGAGAAATTTGCAGTTTTGCTTCCATTGTCTAATTCCTGTGTAAATCCGACAGAACCTAATCTTGTAATATTCTTATCATTCCCATCTACATTACCGCCAAATTTAGGGGTAGTATCATCTTCTAAATCCTGCATATAATCCGCTGCGGTATTTTCAGCTTCCGTCCAAACATCAGTCATAGTCAAATTACCCGCACCATCGCTAACTGGGGCAGTTCCACTTCCGCCTGCTGTAGTCATGCTTTCTACATTATCATCGGTTACATCATCATCACTATCACTATTTTCGGAAGTTTTTAAATAATCCTGTGTCGTTTCACAAAAATCATAAATCGCATCAGCCGTTGAGATATGAGTAGTATCACCATCACTAACTCCAGCAGTAGGTAAATCTCCAATTTCATCATATTTTGCATTTAATTGTGTCTGAATATCAGAAGTTACACCGTCAAGATACCCAAATTCAGTAGCGTCTACTCCTTCTATATTTGCAGTTCCTTCTAAAGTTAATACTCCAGCATTGTTGATATTTACATAGTTAGTCCAGCCACCATCACCCATTTTGATATTACCTGCGTTGTCTATTGCAAGACGCAAAGATGGAATATCTGAACTATCAGGAGTAGTAAGAAATTCTAATCTTCCTGGCATGTCACTTTCTCCTGGTGTTCCGTCAACTATGCTTCTTATTTCAGCGCCACTATAGTATGTTGTATAATAACCCCTAAACAAAAAATCACCAATATAGTCTCCATCACTCACATTAGACGTGGGGTCTCCATCTCGTTTTCTCAAAAAATATAGATAGGGAGAGCCAGCAGAAGAGTCAACTGCTCTTTCAAAAAGGGTTTGTCCATCAGTAAAAGTCCATTCTCCAGTTACTTCTTCATTTTCATCTAACATAGCAATAGAATCGACGTCGGATAAATCATCAGAAGTCAATTGTCTTGATTCGAAGTCTACACCATCAGCTACTAATACATATTTATTAGTGGGAGTAGAAGTATTTACATCACTTAAATCAGATAATTGGGAAGCTCCGCCGCCAGATTCAGTTTCACATTCAAACTTACTGGTTGTTGAATTATATTTTAATATCTTTCCATCAGCTAAATCGGTAAGGTCTACATCAGAGAGGTCTCCTATGCTTTCGCCTGTAATATCTGATAATTTACCATCAAGTTGTGTTTGTATTGCAGAAGTAACTCCATCTACATAGTTAAGTTCAGTTGTAGTTAAAGTTGCACCATCAAGGATTGCTAATTCGGTAGCGTTTACTCCCCCAATACTACCAGTTGAAAGAGTCCAAGCTCCAGTAATATCTTCGTTCTCATCTAACATAGCAATAGAATTTACATCGGATAAATCATCACTTGATATTGTGTCAAATACTAAAGCGTCAGGAGTACCATTAACTTGGACAAACTTATTAGCACTTCCTGTATAATCAGCGGGGGTATCAGTCAAGCCTGTAAAAGTAGTAGCTCCTGAACCACCTTCATCAGTGCCTACAATTAAATTTCCAGAGGCATCAAATTTGAGAATTTTACCTTCGGCTTTTCCAGTAGTATTAACATCGCTTAAATCCCCTATACCTTCTCCTGTAATGTCATTAAGTAACGTTACTCCCCAGATAGCCTCCATTTTGCCTTGTGTGTCTATTTCAGTTTTAAGATAACGTAAAGCCAAACCATCTTTATTTACTTCTATCTGTGTATCTGCTATTTGCATATAAGCGTTATATTCTTCCCACTCAGCAGTTCCATAAGCTCCATAATCGGGTAAATAGAAAAATCCGTTATCGGTATAAGTTCCACCTACCGCGCAAGCAGACGTTGCAACCATAAAGATTAACGTTAATATTAATAATATTTTTTTCATATAAATCACTCCTTATTCACTTTGGTATAAGTTGATGTTCCCTTTTCTACTTTATGGTAAAAGTCCACCACATCTTTAAACCAACTAAAAAACCAAGGACTTTTAAATTGCCCTTTAGGTTCAGTTTTATCGACTTTTGTATAGGTTGAAACATCTTTTTCTACTTTTGAATATGTTGCCATTTGTTACCTCATTTGACTTTTGCTTATATTTGATATATTTTAATAAAGGGGTGTCATTATGCAATCTTACACTAAAAAAGTTTCCCGCACACTTTTATTCGGTCTGGTTATACTTGCGATTGCCTTAGTGGTCTACCTGGTTAGGAGTGCTTTATGTTTAATATAGACATCAGTAGTACAGGAATGGCCATTAAGATTATATTTTGGTTAATTATCTTCATAATGGCACTAATGTATGGTTTCGATAATAAAAGGGGTAAAAGATAACCAGTAAGTCATTTGTCCTCTTATTTGTAGCCATATCTTTCCAACCTCTCTCTTAGTAAATTGCTATATTTCACTACAAGCGCTTGATTATTTGCCTTCTTCGCTTTTGTTATATTCCCCTGTAAGACTTTATAAGTTTTATAAAAACCATCTATCCTATTTAACTCCCTTATCTCTGCCCTGGTAGCAATCCCAGATTGTTTTTTCTGTCTTAACACTTCCCAATCGGAGAAATATTCGTTTAGCTGTCTCTTTGGGTAACTCGGATCTCTTAACATTAAATCCCCTATAACCGGAAGATCGGTCAATTCCTCTCCTGTTATCCTAAACTGTCTTAAAAACCCACCGGAGTAACTATCTAACATATAATCTAACTGTATAGGTGATAATTGAATACCAATTTTATCCATTCCTTTTGATAATTTAATGGCCAATCTCGTTGTGTAATCCCTCTTCCTCTCAGTAGGATATAGATATTGCATACCTTCGGATTCTATCGGGACACCTAAATAGTTTTTATTAGTGGCCACACTTATAGCCGGTTGAAACACTGATGGGGTCGGATCAGGTATCTGTGCTTTGGCCAAATCGAGTAATCCTTCTAAAGATTTACTATCTTTATCCTTCATAGTGTCTAATACCGCCTGAGGCGCGGCCATAAATATTATTCCAAGTTCAAAAGGTATCGGTAATCTATATACGTGATCTTCTATCTCAAAGAATAAGTTATTATATTTATATGCTGGGGGTAAATTCTTATACCAATCTTTATCTTTATTCCTGTACCAGGAAGTTACTGCTATAGTAGTAAGCCATAATGCACCTTTAACAAAAGTTTGTATCGGTCTCTCCCTTATACTTCTATATAATTTCTCCGGACCACGTATTGAAACATTAAAGAAAGCTGTTACCTGATTAATCTGTTTAGCCCACTTCCCGGACTTGGTAAAGTTTACCGTTACGTCCTGGGCGTCACAGAAGGCCTGTATAAAAGCGTCCTCTTCTGTCCAGTCCGAATGATCCTTTTGCCACTTCTCGGAAGTATATTTTTTATAAGAGGCTTCTATCTCGGCACTTCTCGGTCCCATCTCCGTTATTGATACAATATCAGCCAGGGTATTTACAGGATGTTTAACGACGTGCAATACCTTGCCTAATTTACCTAATTTATTGTCTAACATTTCATCATAACTATTTTGTACCGAAGCCCTATCAAAACCTATCTGCCCGGATAGACCGCCACCTAATTTCTTAAATCTCCAGGTAGCCTCTCCCGGCTTTGTCATCATTTCTTGATAGTAGCCCTTTATTGGATCGAAAATCGTTGTATTATTTCTTTTGGAGAATACCACATAAGAGAAAGCGTCTCTAAATGGATTCCTGGCTAATCCAAAAGATAGTTTTAACCCTGTAGCCCCTAATCTAAGCATACGTGAGAAGGGTGCAAATACCTTTGTAATAGCCCCTAATTTTAATGGATCTACTCCTTTGAAGGCTTCATATAAATCAGGATGTATTTCGTAAAATTCCTGTTTCCCGTCTCTCCAAATAGATACAATATTCTCCTTTCCGCTATACTTAAAGTCCTGGGTAAACACAGTAAGAAATTCATTATAAGTGTTGCCGCTTGTCATACCTTCTTCACCTGAGGCAATCTCGTCCAAGTAGCCCTTTATCTGATTAGCACTAAATGTCGTAGCTTTCATAGGTGCAGGGACTTTTGTAATAAAACCGCCTACCCCGTGTTCGTAAGCTAAATCTATAAAAGCCTTAGCAATTCTTATTTTCTGAGCTTTAGCGATTAATTCCCTTGTCTGCGTTATTAAGGATTCGATCGGATTGATAATTGGTCTCCCGCTTCCCTTAATAGTTTTTACTGCTTTACCGGTATCTACATAACCACCTACTCCTTTAGTAACATTAATCTCTTCTAAAAATGCTCTCTTAAACGGAAGATAGATAGGGTTAAGGTCTCTCATTAGTTTTGCGGTTTCTTCGCTTAAACCCCCTGCCCGGACGATCCAGTCTAACATATGATTAGACCATTCAGTTACTCTTTTAGCAGTTGACTTCCAACCCTTGTCTTTATATTTTTCCACTATAAACCTGGCGTCATCTAAATCAAAACCGCTTTCGATATCCCTTGCTGACAAGTTTAAAGCTCTCACACCTACGGCGTAAGCAATGAATTGAGGCATTTCGCTATTGGGGATATCTTTAAGTACCTCTACTAAACTATCACCTACTACGTTTCCGTGTTCGTCTATTGCCTTGTCCATTACAAAAGTCCTGGCTATTGCTCCCGATTTTGCTTTAGAGTATTCCATTAATAAAGCCGGGTTTTTAGAAGGCGGGAGTTTTCTACCTATAATCTCTTCTATCTTTTTAGTTATTTTTTGAGGGAAATAAAACTCATCATTAAATCTTATATTGATCCACTCGAGGGCTTTCATTAGTTTTGCCCCTATACCTCTTGTTTTACTATGTTCACCCTTCCAGTCAATGTGTTGGATTATCCTATTCTCCGCTCCCTGTTTATTCCATATATCTAATTTCTGTTTAAACAGATCTAAATTCTTTTTTAGTTCCGGGAATTGAGGTAATATTTTCTCATTAAAATATTTATGGAAATTAGGTGCTTTCTTCTTTCCTATCCCCATAGTAAGCTCATATCTCATATATTCGGCAAACCCTTCAGCTGTTCTTCTCCCGTTTTGTGTCTGATCATAGTCTAAATCGGCTAATTCTTTTGTAAACTCTCCGGTGATCCCTTTTCTTTCCCCCCACTTCCATAAGTTATATAACTTCTTCGTTATCTTTGAATCAATACCGTGAGCTATTTCGTGAGCAGCAACCGCTAACTCTCCCCACTTGGCCATTCTTACTATTTGTTTTTTGTAGTAAAATACTCCGGCTGCCTTCCACTTATGGGTAGCTTTACTTTTTATCGGGAAACCAAAGGCTTTATCCGCCCAGGTCATTATTTCAGTCTTATTAATCCTCTTGGGAGTGGTCTCTTCTTTCTCCATTTCCTGACCCCACGTTCTGGCGGATAATTCCTGCTCCTCGACTTGAGGCTCTTCCATTCCCGGTATCAAGGTTTTTTGTTTCTTGGTTGGTCTTTCAAGGAAGGCCGCTTCTCCTTCTTTTTTTATTTTAGGTTTTTTTACTTTAACTTCTACTTTTGGCTTTACTCCACCGGGTATATCCCACACTTTAAAGGGCAATATTTCATCTTCGTACCTTACGGGCATTAATACCGCCTGGATTTTGTTAGTTTCTGGGTCTACAAAAGAGACCATATCAGTTTGTTTTTTACCTAATTGTATATCAGCATTAGGTAACCATTTATTCATCATATTGAGGTAATTAGTGTTAACCTGGACTTGTAGATTGCCATTGCTTAATATGGCAAAATTATCATTCATAGCCCTTGTATACCCCTGGATATATGCTTTGTCTTTAGTCCTTACTTTTTCAGCACTTTTAACAACATCTTTCCAATTCGGGAATGGGCGGTCATCTACTATTTTTTTGAAATAATCCTCGGTATATTTCTCTGCCTCTGCTTTGCTAATATCTGGTAATCTTTTCATATAGTCTTTAACTTGTTTATTAAACATTCTCTTTTTTTGGTCTGCAATAACCTCATCTGCGACTTTATCATCTATAAAAATCCAATGAGAATCAGTTATTTTATGTACTTTTTCTCCTGCCAATATCCCTGTAATAGCAAAATCTTCATCTTTCCAAAGGTCTATATCGGGTTTACCTACTTTTTTAAGTAATTTCCCTTCAGGGTCTTTGAACGTTTTAACGTTTTCTAATAGTGTATTAACTTCTTTGCGAGATAATTTCTCCCAGGAAGCCTTACCAAGTCTAACTGCCTCTGCCTCGAGTGCTTTCAATGTATTCTCTTCTGATAAAGCTGTTTTTGGCGGTATATATGTCTCAGGAGTTTCTTTTGGTTTTTCTTCCGGAGTTTCTTGGCCGGCTTTATGTCTCTCTAATAGAACGTCATTAAGAGAATTTTCAACCCAATCCGCATTATCGTATCTATCTTCAAGGAATATTTTATGCTTACGAAATTCAGAAAGCAGTTCTTTTATTTTATCGACAGACAATAAGGAAAGGCCTGTTTTGCCGGATTTGTTCACTTGATCTAATGCTTGGAGAAGTTGCGGGTCTAGTCTGGCTTCTTCTGGCTTGGCTGTGACTTGGTTGTAGAAGTCGGTAGCTTTTTTAAGAAAAGTATCTCCAAAACTATCTCTGCCTAATAGATTTTGTTCATATTTTAATTTATTTAATGGTTTTTTTAATTCATCTATCCTGTTTCTTATTGAAGACGCTTTTTTCTCGGTCATATTAACTTCTAAAGAATTTAATAAGTCTTCTTTTTGTTTTTCAATCTTATCTATCTTTTTTTGATATTTATCAAAAATTATAGTTCGTTCATATTCTGGTAGATACTCCTCTGCACTCTTATACTTCCTCGCTTCCTCTGCCAGTGGCTCAAGATCCTTTGGTATTGGCTCTTCTTTTGGTACTTCCGGTTCTACCCTTAATTGATCTAAAGCTGCTTGGGCTTTTTCTATTGCTCTTTGTGCTTCGGGATAATTCTCTGCACCACCAAAATCATTCTTTAAGTTATTTATCGCGGCCTGTAAATCTTGTTCACCATAATAAATAGGATAATCCTTCTTCTTTTTCTTATTTACCTCAAAATGTTGTTCAAAGATCAATTGTGCTTGCCGTGCCAATAATATAGGTTCTGTAGGATAGGATTCTAATTCTCTACCGATAACTAAAGGATTAGTATAATTATTCGGGTTAAATTCACCCTCTCTTGTGGCAGTAGGTTCTTTAACTTCTACTTCTGGGGTCTCTTTCTCAAAATAATTTTTTTCCTTAAATTGGTAGCTGGTTACTTCTTCTAACCCTAATATAACTTTTGCCTTATTCTCTTTTTGGAGTGCTTCTTTATTCTTCTTGAGATTTACCAACTCTTCATCTTTTAAAAAGGGGTTTCTCATTTCCTTCTCTATCTCTTCTAATAGATAACTCTTAGCTATTTTTGCGTCGTGAATATCTCTTTCGTTACCAATTATCTCGACAACCTCTTCTTTGCCCTCAACTGTCGGCTTCACTTCTGGTTCTTTTGGTATCTCAACTTCCTCTTTTAAGGCAGTCTTTATATTATTCTCAGCTATCTTCTGCTTTAATCTTTCATTGATGTTAGATCTTATATTTGCTCCCATACCGAATATAGCCCAGGGGGCAGTAGCCATAAAGGTCTTTAATGTAGTCTCCGGGATTTTCTCTAATAGACTTTTATTCTCTCTAAATACATTAACAGCTGCTTCCTGCATACCAAGCTGGATATTTTCTTCCATTATCTCAGCTCCTTCTACTGCGAAAAAGGTTTTTACCCCTGATTTGGCTATACTTAAAGCAGTCCTTTTAGTAATCTCTTTTTTTATACCTTTAAACAGCAATTTCTTAAAAGGCTTAGATACTGCGGCTAATAATGGTAAATCTCCCAATACTTCTACACTTGCTATTGCTACACCAAGAGGAACGGCTATTTTAGACGCCTGCTCTTCTGTTGCACCGTTGGCAACTAATTCTTCCCATACATCCTGGGATTGTGAAGGTGTTGCTACTGCTACACCCGCCGCCATGCCTAACAATGGATTACCCGTTGCGGCTGTTACTCCCACTGTAGTCCCCATAACACTAAGCATAAAGGCAGCAGATTGAGAGGCTTCATACCCCCAATAGGCAGGGTCTAATAATATCTTAGGATTTTTCTTTACATTCTCTATTACTCCCTGACTCCACTCAGGACGAGGTACTAATTCGGGGTGTTCCACCAACCATTTATCGTAACGTTCTTCTGCTTTATGATATTTCTCTTTATATATTTCCCTCTTTTCTTTATTGACCTCATTTACCTTTTTAATCTGTTCTTCTGATAGTCCGATGGGGAGTCCCTGTCTCTTATAATATTTCTGATCTTCAAGTTTAACGTCTGCATAAATAAGGTTAGGCAAGGCGGCATTAAAATACTGTTTAGTATTATGGAATATACCGCTTGAACCCAGTCTGAAAGCGTCAAAACTATCTTTTAAGTCACCTTCCGGGATATATTCAGGCTCAGCTTCTTCTCGTGCTTGGGTCTGGATATACTGGTTATAAATTCCAATATTCGCATTAAACGATTTGCTCTCACTATCTAATGTTACGTAAAGTTTTTTATGCTTTTCAGTATCTTCTTTCAATTTATCTACTAATTCATTATGTTGAGCCACTAACCCGGATCTCTTTTGATTAATACGGAACTGCATTTCTGGTGTTGCTGTCTGCATTTCTTCGTCTATATTATCAATCTCTTGCGATAATCCTTCCCATATTTCATAATCAGTATCTAAGGTTTTACCTAAGTCATCATAGGCTTTACTCATAGCAATTAAGTTATTTTCCTGTACCTTCATATCTTCTAATTTAGGAACGATAGGTTCTTCGACTTCTGGAATTTCCACTTTAGGTTTAGGTGCAGTACCAAATATCTCAGCAGAGGTTTTTATCCCTTTAGTTGCTTCTTCTTCTTTTTTAATAAGGTCAGGTATACCAAAATTACCGCCAAACTGACTGCCTAATGGTTTAGCTTTTGGTTTCCCAAATATATCTTCACTTTTTAATAAACCGGTTTCCATTCATCGTTCCCCATATATTTATATTTTTTACCGTCGTTACCTTCTTTTACTTCACCTAAAACATACCCATACTTATCTCTTTGATTCTTTAAATTCTCAGCCGGGGGAGTAAGTAATTCTCCTAACCAACTTTTTGGCTTGGATTGTGGTCCCTCTGGTAAAATAACTTCAGGTGGTGCATTAGGGTCTACTCCAATCTGATTGAAAAATAATAAGACTTCTGCGTCTTCTTCTTCTGTTAATGTATGTTTTCGTAAGTTGTAATTCTTTATCACAAGCTCTTTATCTTCATCTGCCAACTCCATACCGTCATCTATTAAGCCTTTTATGTATTCATTAATAATCCCTGTCTTACCAAAGAGGAATTTATCCATATTAGGCCTTTCCTTGCCAGGCTCAGGCTCATCTTTACCTTTCTGCCCTACAGACACGGTCTCGGTAGCGAAGTTAATATTTTTTATTTCCGTATCCGGATGATCCTCAACCCATTTCTCCGCCTCTTTAATGGCCTGTTTAAAAGATTTATCTCCCTCGGGTGCGGGTCCGAAATTAATACTCTGACTACCTGTTACCGGATTAACCGTACCGCCTTTTATAATAAAGTCCGAATCCTTAAGCCATTGGTTGAATTTCTCGAGATCCATTTGTGGTTTCCCCTTCTCTTTTTCCCCGAAGGTATAACCGCCTGTATTAGAGTTGTATCCCGTTATCTTCAGATTGGGGTTATCCTGTAAAAACTGTTCAGGATCAAAAATAACCCCTTCTTCTTCTGTCTCCGGATATAACTCTTCTTTCATTTTGGCAGCAAGGTTAAAATCCTGCTCAAACTTTGCACGTTGATCAGTAATCCCTTGCCCTGCTATCATACTTAAGATACTTTTCGCTGCTGCTCCCATTGCCCGGCCTGACTCTAACCTTTTCTTAAAGACTTCCTTGGTATTAGCCCAATCAATCCTACCGGTCGGCAATTCAGAAACAAATTGATATAATTCATTAAATTCTTTTACATCCGGCAATAATTCTGTCTTTGTAACCTGTTCTGTCGGTTTTTCTATCCCGCCTACCATTGCCTCTTTCTGCTGTAACATACCCATTGACTCATCTGCAAACTTAGCCATACCCTCAACGTCTATATAACCCTCAGGGGGGTCTTTTTTTAATATGGAAGCGTCTATACTCTTTTTACTACCTGCTATTTCAATATCTGCTAACATTGCACTCATCCACTCGTTATCCCATTCGTTTTGTTTTTTCTGTTTGTAAGCACCGACTAATTTCTCTACAAAGGGATTTAACTTCTCGAATACAGAATAATCCTTACCTCTGTTACTTGTAACAACTGATAATGGCATTTATATCACCTACTTTCCTATACCGGCTAAAGTCCCCACTAATCCTAAAATACCACCCAATGGGTCTGCTGGTTGTGTATTATCCACGTGCCATTGAGGCATAAGCTGTTGTGCTGCACCTGTCTGCATACCAATCTCGGTTAATTGTTTAGCCCAATCTGCCTGTTCTTGCCCTGAAGCCTGATTAAAAGCGGCTTGATATTTCTGATTTTGTATGTTTCGGGGTATAGCACCTATTGTTGAGCCAAGCTGTAATCTATTTGTCTTGCCTGTTTCCTCAAATCCCGCATAGCCTAAAGCCTGAGCTACCGCATTACTCTTTCTATCTCTCTCCTTATCGAGTAGACCGCCTAACATCATATTTCTTTGTGACTGTGAACCTAAACGATAATCGGACTCTGTCCTCATATTAGGTGTAGCATATAATCCACCGCCTAATTGACCCCGACGCCTGATATCTGATACGCCCTTTTCTTCCTGCATTGCCGAATAATCCCTGTAACCCTTCCAAAATGTGGATTTTTCAGGATTATAGTCACCACTTAAAGTCTTTTGTATCTCACTCATACCTGCTTTATACCCTGCGTTATTGGTTGCAGATGTACCGAGATATTTACTTAATAAACTCTGAACGGTTTGCTCATTACCAGTCATACCGGCTATCTGCTGTAAAGGAATATTCTGCCCCTCTAAATTTTGATTCATCAGATTAAGCATAAAACTTACTGCTTGATTAGGCTGTCCTTCTGCCCCTTCTGTTCCAGTGATTTCTAATAATTCCGGGTCTTTTGGTTGGCTACCCATTTTTACATCACTTCCTTTTCAATTTTCTTTTCTAATATTCTCGCTATCTCATAAGTATTAAATAACTTATTCATTGCCGCGTATCCTTTACTCATGCGCATTTGTATACGACTTATCCCCCTATCTTTACATATACTCATTATCTCCTCTTGAAACTTTCCCCTTAAATCTGTGCAATGTGGGTCAATCCAAGAGAAATCCAACCACAAATATTCACCCAGATTATCTCTCTGTTTTGAAATTACCATACAACCGTTTAACTCTTTATCTTCATTAAAGCTGACCAAGACCATACCAATCCTGTTATATAAATATTTCCCTATTCTTAAGGCAAAATCTTCTTTTAATATATCGTTCTTCTTTACTTCATCAGTCTTATTGACCACTTCTTTTAACACTTCAACGTTATTGGTAAAATAAACAGTGTTCGGTTTTATATCTTCTTTCTTCATAATTCCCCCTTTATGGCTCTAAATCTGTAACTCTACCTTCTATATGCACCAAGTCATTATAATAAGTAGTGTTCATTCTTTGTATTACTCTTAGTAACTCTTGTATGACCCTTTTAGCTTCCGGGTCTTTAATTCTATCTGCTCTCGGCAATATGATATTTTTACTGACTTGTAAACCCATTTATCTCATCCCCCTACGTAAGAATTGAAATAAACATCCTAAAAATTCAAAGTGGTTGGAAGCTGATATCTTAAATAAGAAATGCTTCCCATATATTCTTACTGCTAAATGCTTAACGATAATATCTGCTGTGCCAGTCAAAGCTACTGACCCTACACTCTGCCAAGTTGCCTCGTGATCTCTCTTTACCTCTACGGTTGCAGTCCCCGATGATTCACTGTTAAAATATAGGTGCAAGTCTAAAATCCTTTTATAGAAGGCAAGCCCTCTCTTATCCGTCAAATCTGTAGAAATTACAAAATAAGCCGTATAAGCTGACCCATCGTCTGTTTCTGACCTTTGTGATTGGTAGGTGTACCCCGAATAATCACTGCATATATCTATCTTTGTACCTGTCGGTATAGTTCCTTGAGCCGCTGTCTGAAATTCTACCCAATCACCATAAGAAGTACCGATACTATTTGTCGCATAAGCCCTAATCCAGTAAGTGGTATTAGCAGATAGACCTGTTAATCCTTTAGTAAAAGCACCTGCTGAAAAAGACCCGTCATCGTGTGCGTCCCAGGTGTCTACTTTAGTTAGCCCATATTTAAACCCTCTTACTGTTGCATTTTCCCCACCTAAAGCGGTAATGTTTCCGTTGCCTGTTACTGTAGTAGGTAGAACATCAGTCGGGCTTTGAGTGGTAACAGTCGGAGCTACCTTATCAGTAGTAAAGTTTACTTCTGCACCGTAACCCGTCCCTTCTGAATTAATTGCGTATGCCTTAACATAATACTTCACTCCTGGACTTAATCCCGTCATTGCCGCAGTAAAAGCACCTATCCCAAAGTCCCCTTCTTCTTCTACCTTATCATCTGCCGTTGTTGGGCTTCCTGTCGTGTTATAACATACGCCTCTTTTAGTACAATTCTCGTCACCTGTATCGGTAATTTCACCATTACCAGTAGCGGAATTATGAGTGATATCTGTAACTGCTTGAGTAGTAACAGTAGGAGCTACAATAACGTGATAAAACATAGCTTCCATAAGTAAATGAGAACCTATTTCCCCACCGGTACTATTGTAGAATCTAAATCTCATTGCTGTGACGGAATATATTGCACCAAGTTCCTTTTCTATCCACGTATATCTAGTAAAAGCACCTGAATAAATATTATTCCAAGCCCCTGAATAATATACATCTACGTCAACTTCACTAATATCGCCTCCCCCACTATCTTCAAGGTAATATTTTATTTTAGAACAATTAATAGCCCCGATGGTAAGTTCTATAAAATTGCTCCAACTTCCACCAGAGATAGTTGTGTATGCTCCATTCGAAGTTTCTACAATGCCATCATAAGCTTGGCTTTCGTATGTCCAGCTACTATTTGGGTCATTAAATCCAGTTGGGCTTACATATCCGCTTGCCATTAATTACTCCTTCTCTTTGACTTTTGATATTCTTTGTGTTATTTTTTAAATATGAAAATAATTATTTTGTTTTTGACATTAACTATTTTATTAACAGGTTGTTCTGTTTTTAATTTAAACGATTTTGTTTTACCTGATGATTTAGAGTTTATTAATACAATCAACAAATTAGACACCCCAGAGAAAATATGTAATTATATAAAAGAAAATTTTACTTACAAAGAGAATCTTTTCTACAATCCCAGTCCTTATGAATTATGGTTAACCCAAGAAGGAGATTGTAATGATTTCTGCACCTTCGCTATATTTGCGGTAAATTACCATAACTACCCGACTTACCAAATACAAATATCTTTTAAAGGAACATTTATTAAACACGTGTTAGCTGTTTTTTTAGAGGATGGTAAGTATACTTATCTAAATATCAAAGCTTACTATCCGCTCTATGCTTCAACTTTTAATGAAATTGTTTCGCATTATTTTATTGATCACGAGCTTGAATTAAAATCCTACAAAGTCTACGATTACAACAATAATTTAATTGAAAAGGTACAAAGATAACTTACTTAACTCCTGCCTCTATAATCTCCATTTTATAATCAAATACCTTATAGCTCGTCCATTCCCAGCAGATATTATCGTTACAGCTTTTTTCAACTATTTCGCGAAATGTTTTATAGCCAGAAAAGTAAAATTGGTTATCTGTAAAAGAGTAACATCCCTCGTTATACACCGCTACATAATGAGTACATAAAGTATTCTTTAGATGAATTTCTATCTGATAAGTTTCTATCCCATGCCAATTAGCTACCCAAATGCCAAAACAAGCCATATCGTTACAGTCACCATATTTAGTCTGTATGTTTAATAACCACAATTGGTAGGGACTGTAAGCACTCCATAGATTTAATATGTATTCAAAATTCTCCTGCATATACTCACTAATCTTCTCAGGCGTGTTTAAACTCTCTACCACCGCAAGAAATTCAAGGTCATCAGGCATTACAAAATCACCCAAGGTGTATATCCCGCAGCCGGATAGAAGTATCGTTAATATAATTAGTATGATTATTTTACGCTTCAAAATAATCACCGAAACAAGGTGTTGCAATATCGATTTCCCCCCAGCTTCCGTTTTTGTAAGTTAAAACTTTGCTATTTAAGGCATTACTATACGGTATACTCCACCAAATCTCCCCAGTCTCATCAATAAACTTTCCATAGACTAAATGAGCCGAAGAAGGCTCTATAAGTTTAACTATCGGGTCAATATTCTGAGATATCTCTCCTAATTCCATTTCTCTAAAAGTCATATCACTTGCAAACCAATAAACCCTACCGTCAGGATCTTCCACTATTGAATGATTAGATAAGTTACCTATTCCACCTGGCAATACTACCCAATTCCAAACTTCGGATGTTGCAATAAGCCATTGTCGGATTGTGCTTAATTCCTTGAATATAATTAACTGCCCGTTATATATCTTGAAGCCCATTAAAAAATCTGACCCCTCTGTTTCCTTACTCCCTGCGTCTCCTGAACTCCAATCTGTTTCATCCCCTATATCAGACCAGCGTATCCTTTGAGGATAAGACACTCCGTTTTCGTAGGTATAGCCTAATATTAAATAATTCTCAAAAGTGGTAACAAACTTTGCTTTAGTTAAGAATGTGCTTGCGGCATATTCTATCCCCTGAAATTCTACTACTGTCCCCCCGCTTGTATATGTGGTATAAGCACTCGAATTTATACCGTCTAAAGTAAAGTTATCAACGTCTATAACGGTAACTACGAATTGTAAATTGTTTACCTCGGTCATTCCGCCTACATTCTTAATGAAAACCCTATCCCCAGTAGTTAGACCGTGTGCCGCTGCTGTTATCTGACAAGGGTCTGCTTTGGTTGCTGCCGTGATATTAGTTGCCGTGGTATTCTGCAAAGGCATAAAATAACCGGTAGTATCCCAGACAAGCACCATATCAACGTTATTAGTGGCTATAACTTTATCGTTATAACTGACCGTGTCCCACTCCGTACAGTCTGATTTACAGACAAATTTAACGTCCCAGGCCTTAGTTCCAGTATTCCATAGATAAATATGTGCCTTAGTGAAAGCTAAAACATACTCCATCGCAGTAGACCGTTTAACAAAGCGGTGATAATGAAGAATCGGGAAAGTATCCGGGGTTTGAGTCTTATCACCTGACCCGTTAAGCATATCTGGCTCTCTCATTTGTCTACGCCTGACTTCTCCATATTTGCGGACAATGTTCATATTCTGCGTCTGCACCGTTTTATCTAATAAGATAACGGGGAAGTCGTGCTTCTCACCTAAAACAGGGCTAAATATACCAAATAATTCTTTCCTGGCCATAATTCTCCTTATAAATCATTACATTTTACAAATATTGGCTCTCTCTCTATCATTTTCTGCAACGGCGGTAAGATTAATTTATCCAATTCCGTTTCATACTTTATCTGCTCATCGGTTAAACCATAATTCCTGCAAACTATTGCTTTGGTCTTGGCATAAATAACGTCCCTATAAATATCACTAAAAGGAATATCGTCTACTACCTCGGTCCCGCCTTCTGACTCCAATATAAAACGTGGGTAAAATAAGGTTGCCTCATAAACAGCGTCAGGAGTAGGATAGGCATACCAAAAACCACCGTGTAAAGCATATTTAGTTGGCTCTCCCCGATTGTCTGATGTTTCATCTGCTACTAAAACCTGATATTCTCTAAAAGTGATTTTTAATAATGGAGTATTATCCGCTATCCTTATGGTTATTAATCTACCCTTATAATCAAGTGGCAGGGAATAATAACCTCTACCTATTATCGTATCTACTGTAGTTTCTACCCACAGAAAATCATCTTTTAAGCTAAGCCATTTTAGGGCTGCTAATAGATGTTCTTTTAGGGTATCTGCTGTCTCACTACGGTCTAACTCTGTATTTACGTGAGCAAGCACTTCAGCTTTTAGTATAGTCATCAAATCACCTCATCAGGATATAATCTATCTCTAAGTCGTCTCCCTGGTCTACCGGTGTCGCAGCAGTACCCGACCTTAACTTAAGGTATGGTATATGAGCAAGGGCTTCCATTAATGCACCGTCTAAACCTATGGTTTTACTCGCAGCAACCGAAGCTATCGAGAGTTCCGCAGCATCTGAACCTTTTACTACTTGCGTATATGTTCCGTCAAGGGTCATACAACCTAAGAAGGTTATCGCGGCAGTCGTCCAGGTAGAAGGTAAAGACAAAGCTATTTTAGTGTGATGTTTTTTTCTTATAACCGTAGAAGTATCTCTCATTATTACTTCTACCACTTCACCTACTCCTGTTTGAGCAACTGCGGCAGCATCTGCTCCAAGATGAGTATTTGTTAAATTATCTACTAAGGTCAAAGATACTCCAGCTTGAACACTATCTATAACTCCGCTTTCTTCTTTTGCTCCGCCTGAATCAATTATAATTGTCTCACCTGCTAAAAAATTAGTGGTAGCGGCTACATTAAGCACTTTTTGCCCGGAATTTGAATCAGCGTCTACTGTTGTATTAGCGTCTACTGTATGATTATAAGTAAGATTTGCCAATAAAGTTATAGACACATCAGCACTGACACTATCAATAACTCCTTCTTCTTCTCTGTCTGTCCCTCTACCTATTATTACCCTGTCTCCTGATACCATAGTGGCAGTAGGTGCAGCTACTTTGACTACTTTTTGTCCTGAGGCATTACTCTCATCACAATCAGAGCCGGTATCGTAAGTCTCGTCTGGGAAAGTTACACTATTTTTAACTGTCATTTCAAGATCTGGCATTTATGATCACTTCCTTTTCTTCTATATTTTCTCTCTCTTCAATCTCTTTCTGAATATCTTCTTTTTTCTTTTTGTGAGTGCTAATACCCAGGCCTTTGGCTTTTGCTACAAGTTCCGGATATTCCAACGCCGAAGCACCTCTACTCACACTTGTTATCCCCTTCTCCTTCTCTATTAGCTTAATCAATGTTATTAGATACTCTCTTCTTATGTGTCTAACATCAATCTGTAATTCCCTGCCTCTCTCGAGTAGTTTGATACCTTCTTTAGTGTCCTGCCAATGTTTAGTCGGCCAGGGTTTATCTGTTCTAAACTTTTCCGGATGTTCCTTTAATAATGCAATAACCTCAGGGTCTTTTGTATCGCATATCCCATCAAAAAACTGACACACCCTCTTTCTACTTACTACTTTCGTCCCGTCTTTAATCTCTGTAATTATAGACTCGGGTTTCCTTACAATTCTTGAATAAAATCTCATAATATTCGCCCACCTTTCATTTGGGTAAGAGGGCAGCCGAAGCCACCCCCTTAGGTTATTTTATTTACACGCCAGTTAATAAACTTGCAGGCGGTAATTCAACCGCACCTAATTCTGCACAAACGGTAGCAGAAGCATTCGGAGTTAAAACAATCGTGATTTTGTTGTCGTCTTTATCTTTGTGTCTTGCACCTGTTAGCACTATAAATTTCTTAGTAGAGGCGGCAACATTAAAGGCATTTGCACCTAAACTCGATTGCCAGTAGTCCCCTGCTGATATGGAAACAGCCAATACTTGTGCAGCGTCTAAGTTATCAAACATAAGCACGACTCTATCACAGGGAACGCCAGGGGTTAACTCGAAAGTTTCCTCTGTGCCGTCATCTGCTAATGCGGTCAATGCAACCGCAGTCGCAGTATCTAAAGTTAAAGCTATTGGTGTCAAGGTAGTAGCCATAATAAATTCTCCTTTCAATTAAATTCCAAGCAGCCCCCATAAAAAATGAGGGCTACTATAAACACATATCAAATAACTGTATCTAAAGCCTCAGTCCAATCACCAACACACAATTCTCCAGGCCAAATAACTTTATAACCGTATACATACAGAGTTTTTAAAGCGTCTCCGAATTTCTTCTCAGGTTCAAAAGGCACAGTCTTTAAAATCTGTTCTGCAAAGGCAACAGATCTGTAAGAGCCTGCCAAAGGTGCGGTTGCTCCTACGTTGTCTGACTCATACATATCTATTCCTAATACATCGGTTACAAAACCATTAATATTACCCTTCAAATCGTTGGCGTGATATACTCCGGCAAGCAACAGTTTAGTTCCCGCCCAATTTGGTATAATCAACCATCGGCTTTTCTTAGGTACTTTAGCCTCTTTCAAAGCTAAATCCATTTCCGCTACACCGGATATGATAGTAGTAACATCTACAGTACCGTCAGCAGTGGTCGAAAGTCCTGCTCCGGCAGCCATAAGGGTATTTAGTCCACTATCAGATGTATCAGTAAGGGCATAAGAGCCTTCTTTTGAGGCAGCTCCAAATAACTTTACATTAGCTTGCATAGCATCAACATCATCAATCATAAAGTTAATATATTTGGCATAATCGATATTGAAATCCATACCGGTATTTCTTATAGACTGCATAGTCATATCTGCTCCGGTGTAATTACCTACAGTTATAGATCCTATCCCACTGATATGGACAGATTGACCCATTTTTGTTATGGGTGCGTCTATCTCACATCTTGCTACTTTACCGAAAACGTGGTTATTGTGTGCATTTACAAGTACAGCCTTATTCCACAATTTCGGTGCGAAATTATTAACACTCATTAAAAATCACTTCCTTATAATCTTATTTTTTGCCACCCCATCTTTTCTGTGATTCCATAATGTCGTCATAGTGTAAATCAATTTCTTCATCTGACATCTTCTGAACCATCTGCGGAGTGTAATAAGACCCAGGAACTTTCTTCCCTTTCATTCCCTCTTTAGGAGTAATCCCTGGAGGTGGCAGGGTTTTCTTGTAAGTTTCAAGCCTTTTAGCAATTACAGAGTCTTGTAGTCCTATCTGATAAGCCTTTTCACCAGGATTTTTAGCTCTTTGAATGACTGCCTTATAACCAGGGTTTTCTTGAATTTGGCGATTAGTTCCGGCCATTACAGAGTCATAGTCCAAACCCTTACCGTCTTTTTCCTCAGTGTGTAGTGATCTGGCTTTCTCCTCACTGGCTAATAATCTTTTGTTCAGACTCTCCTGGCTTTTCTTGGTCTCATTCGCTGTGTATTTATCTTCTAATTCCTTATATCTGGCGTTTAAGGCTTTTTCCATTTCTGCCCTTGTCATAATATCCTCAGGATTGCCCGCTTTTACCTTCGCGGTAGAGGATTCTAATTCTTTTATCCTGAGTCTCTGCTCTGCGATAATTCTATTACTGGCTGCTAAATCGGCTTCCCTTTGCTGTCTCGTTCTCACCTCATTTTGTTTATCTCCTAATAGTCCTTTCCACTCTTGTTCTGTATAAGTTTTCTCTTCTGGGGTGTTTAAATTTTCTTCTGACATTTTCTTTACTCCTTTTTTTACGTCTATGTAGACGATATTGCCTGTAATTTACCCTACAGGTAGGTAAACCCGCACTCTATCGCTTGACAAGTTGTCTCTTCTTTTGCTGTGGCTGCCTTTGTCCTGCTGCCTGTGCCTGTATTCCCGCGGCTTCCATCTGCTCTCTTCTTAGCTGTGCCTGCTTTAATCTTTCTACAATCTCATCTTTCTTTGGCACATCTGAGGCGTCAAGTACGATATCAGGCGGTATTATTTCTCCATAAACCTTTGCCATATCCATTAACATATCGAAATTAGCAAACCGGATTGTAGGATTGGTCGGGCTACTTGAGATCTCAATCCCGTATCTTCCTATCTTCCGGCTTCTAATAGCTTCTAATAACTGGTCAACATTAGCCTCTATCTTGGCTTCTGAGGCTATTGCCATCATTTCCTGGGTTGTAAAGGTATTTCCGTACCTTATCATCTCCACCATAGTTTCAGAGTATATTTTATGGGTATACTTCATATTGTCGAAAATAATTTCATTGCCGATTAAACCCTGATTAATTCTCTGCCTGTCCTTTACTCCTGACTCACTGGCTGCTCCCTGGGCTAACATATTAGCGTTAACAGAGGCTATCTTAGGAGCGTCATTCTCGGCTAACTGCTCTAATTGAATGTGTCCGGTAGATAATTGAGTAGGCTCTATCTTATCGGGCTTAACTTCGTCGTATTCGATAACGTGACCGGGGGAAGATCCTTCCTCTTGTAATTCGTCTGAATCGGCCCCACCTTTCTTTTTATTGAAAAATCCACTATTAGCACTTGTATTTAATAATCCTAAAGCCTGAGAACGTCTCTTATTCTTCTCTTTTTGCGGGTCTATCAGGTTATCTATTACAGCAAAGTAATTTCCATTGATAAAATAGGGTATAAATCTGATTATGGGGAATAAAGTCATTTCTCCATAAGGTCTCTCCACATTTTCTAATTCAATCTCTCCCATAGTGGTTGTGCAGTTTAATACCGGGATAACTTGCTCTCTGACTGCTAAAATCGGGTTTCTTTCTTCTTCTTCTGCCATCCTCCGATCTTTCTCTAACATATATTTCAAAATATCGAGCTTAGACTTATGGACTCTTCTCTTGCTCATTTCTACTGTATTAATTAAGTAGACTGCTTTCTCGTAGGATTTCCACCAGGTCTCTCTTATTCTGGCCTGGAATTGGTCAGGACTTCTCTCGGAGCCGGGTAAGCGGGTTTTATCTCTATTATCGAGGTCATCATACTTTAGGTCGTCTATATCCTCTTTACTTTTAGGATAAGTTAAAGCAGTAAGCTCTTTATCTGCCCAAAATGAACGGATAACGTATTTACCATAATTTAGGTCATATTTGGTGTTATTTGGGTCTTCGGCAATATCGTAGGGGTTTTCTGTATCTGTAACGATTTCACCATTAAAAGGATCTTCGTCATACTTAATATCGAGGCTTAGGAAGCCTTTAGTAGAGACTATACCGTCAAAGAAGGCAGCAGATCGCAAGTAAAGGCCTAAAGACTGGTCTTCTATGTGTTTGGCTAACTCTGTCATTAATGCTGCGACCATAGAAAGTCCGCCCTTCTTAGGGTAGCATTTTATATCCATACGGTTTTGACGTTCGTAACCGGTCAATAGATTTATGATAGGGAATATAATATTAAGTGAAAGATGATGTCTCTTCTTCTCATCTAAATAGGCTATGTCGGCAGGGTCCCACTGTTTATCTCCACCTTCATACATACCATAGTTTGTCGTAGCCTTTATGATATACTCAGCTTGCCCTTTTACTGCTTCGTTCCACATATCTTTCATTAGTGCTAATCTTGTTAATTGGTTCATACTACCAGCTCCTTAAAGGTCTAATACTCCCCTTTGTTTCTTCCACTCTATTACGTCGGGTCTTCCGTGCCTCATTCTAAAATTCCCCATTCCAGTAACAATCTTAACTTTCATTTTCTCTCCACAATCACATAGAATATTGTTTCTGTCTTCAACCTTACAGATTATTTCTTTTTCTATACCGCATTTCGGACATTTCAGTATATATGTAGGCATTGCTCTCCTTCAAACTTCTTAACCTCAGCAAGAGGAAGGAAGCCATCTAATGTTCTGATATAATAAGGCTCTTTAACCTTGTGTTTTCTGAGTTCTTCTTCAAACATTTCTATATCCTTTATTTTCCACTTCTGACCCCTTAACCATTCCTTATCCTTCTCCGTTAACATTTTTACCCCCTTAGTTCTTGCTTAACTTAACGATATTACTACCATCATCAGGATTATCCGGACAGTTATAGATACGTTCTAACATCTGAATATCATTTTTAATAAAGCCCTTGAACCTCTTTAATGCTGACGTTATCTGCCGGTATTCTTCTTCACTTAAGATCACGAATGTAGTGGCATTATTTAATTTCTTGATCAGTGGTGCTACTTCCATCATATCCGGACCATTTAGACCAAACTGCTGGTGCGTTAAGATGTTAATTATCGTATTCTTAAAGTTGTAAGGAAGTATTCTGTCTAACCCCTCCTGATCTTTAACTGTGACTGAGTAATTTTCTAAACTTAGCTTTTTCATTTCTCTCTCCTTTCTATTTATTTTTTAGTACGTTTACCAAACCAATAACTTATACCTACAATTGCACCTATTATTAGCCCTACAATTACGAATAAAGTAAGATACATCTGTCCTACATAACCTTCAAACATAATTATTTACCTTCCTTCCATTTGTTAATTATTTTTTGTTTTGCTATAAATGATGTTTCAAGATAAAAGTCTCCAATCCTTATCCAAAGAGATATATTACAATTTTCTTGGTCTTCACCTGTTATTTTTGTCTCTACACAACAATTCATAAAATATTCTTTTATCTCTTTATTACGTTTTTCTAAAGCGTTAGACATTAGTTAACCCCCTTTCTTAGGCACTCATTGCAGTACCACCGGAATTTTTCCTATAAATCCTCTTGAAAGTCTTTTCTTCTGATGTCTTTGTAACATCGTATCCCTGAGCCTGCCTGATATTAATTGCTGTGTACCTGGCACTTGCCCCGGCGTGAGTATGCTCGTTTCTTGCCTCAAAATCTGTATACCTTTCCTGTTGCTTATTCCAGACCTTTCCCCACATCTCCAGGTGCTTTCTGCCTACTTCAGTTTTCTCAGTATCAAAACAGCAAAGGCCTAATAACCCTCTTATGGCCTCACATCCATTTAGGAAACTTGCGTCCGGAGTGATCTGAAAGTCTATCCCTGCTTCTTTAGCCCAGGATAAACGAGATCTTGCTGCCTCTTCTTTTCCGGCTTTCTCTCTGTTCTTTATATCAAAAGGTGCAAAGTGCCTGCCATATAAATACCCTTTATCTTTTAGCTTCCTGGCCCAATAAGCCCAGGTTGCCCCCGTCTCTTCTTCATAATCAATGAATCTTATTTCTTTCCCTACCTGCTGCACAAACCATATCGAGTCAAAATCCCCTACTCCAATATCCCAATATGTATCTACCAGGTAAGATGGGTCATAAGGTACTTTTAAGATCCTTCCGTCTACCTCTGCTTGTTGCATTTGCCTGCCAACATAAGTACCTTCTACTCCTTGCATAAAGGAGCAGTAAAACTCCTGTTGAGCAAAGTCCTCTGTCATCCCCATTGCTATTTCTTCTTTTACCATTGCCTTGGTGATCAGTCTGCGGTTGTTTTGGTCGTATGTATCGTTTATGGTATGTATACAGGTAAACCAATTCTTATTCCTTACAGCTAAATCGTACAATTCCTTAAAGTGATTATTCCCGTTAGGTGTAGACTGGAAGATAGCCCAACCGCCATTCTTCATAAGTATTGGCTTTACTACGTCCCAGGCTCCGGGATGTTGTCTGGCCTGCTCAGAGAATATAACTCCCCTGGGATTAGTTCCTCTCATTGCCTCATAACGGTTTTGGTCTGTACCTATTATCTGGAATGTAGAGAGTCCCCTATTCCCCTGGGTGTACATTTCAAAATTCATGTTTGTATTATTCGGTTTCCCGTGTACTATCCCGGCCGGTAAATATTCTTCTAAAAACTGTTTTCCTGCCCCGTTCTCGTCCGGATCTGTGTATCCCTTCCAAAGTATTTTCCTGCCCTGGGTCTGAGAAGGGAATACATAATAATAGAGTCCGGGATTAGTCCACATTTCCTCAACAATAAGGTTAAAACCCCTTATATCTTTCCCACAACGTCTATGATCAACCCATATACCCCTTTTAAAGCCATCCTTCAACATGTTGTAACTTGGTACTTGCCAGTAGTAGGGGTCAAAGATCGGTAGATCCACTGTATTTAGTTCTGGCTTCTCCGCTGTTTGTATAACCATTTATCCCTACTTTACATATCGTAAATTATGAGACGTTAACACTTAAAACCACGCTTTTCTGTCGCATAATTCGCATTTCTCAGACCTTACCTTATTACCCTTCCTTACATATTCTCCATAATTAATATATTTCATAACAATGTCTCTATATCCCCTTTAGTCTCTTCTTTAGGCTCTTCTAATGACTCTTTTTCTTTATCCGGAAGTTCTTTCTCTTCTTTTATTACCGGCTCTGCCCCCGCTTGAATAAAGGTTTTTACTCTTATTGTGTCGGGTACTTTAACATCTATCTCCTGTTTGTCTTTCCATTCACCCTTACCACGGTTTTTGGCCCAAAAGATTTGGGCTATAACATTACCTCTATCAACTATCTTTTTCCCTTCGCTATTGGTATATTCTCCTCTGCCAACAGCATTAGAGAATAATGCGTCCACTACGAATTTAATTCTGCTTTCGAGAGCAATTTCGATGTCTTTAGCAAATTCTTCGTCATCTTTAGCCCATTTCCATATAGTGGTAATATTAACGTTTGCGGCCTTTGCGGCCTTTGCCCTGGTAGTGCCATTTCTAAGAGATTTAAGATAAGCTCTCTTTTTTGCTGCTTTTTCTTTTTTTTCTTTGCTTCCCAACATAACCCTCACACCCCACATATAGCGCTAAAAACATAATTTCATACTATATATAT